CAGCACGGCGGTGCGGGCGATGGTGGCAGCGGAGACGGTGCGGGTGGTGATATGTGCTTTCATGGCGGGTCCTTTCTCCCGGCGGGGCCGGGCTTGTGTAAGTGTGTCAGTCACGGATGGGCAGTGCCTTGGCGCGGTTGTACAGCTCCGTGCCGGTGCCGTTGCCGCCCATCACATGATAGGTCTTGTAGAGGTAATTCAGGTTGCGCAGGCCGTCGCGGGTGATGTACCCCAGCTCCATAAAACGGTAGCACTCGGTATAGATGCGGTCGTGCAGCAGGGCCAGCACCGCGTCCCACAGGGCCTTGATCTTGGGGATGGCGGCAAGGATCGCGCCGCCGATCAGAGCACAGAGCCACCCGGCCCAATACTCCGTGATAAACTGCCACATCGGTCTCACCCCCTGACCTGCCCCAGCCCGGCCCGCTGGATGATGGCGGCGTAGTCCTTATACGCATGGCTCAGGTCTACCGGGCCGCTCACGCCGGGGATCTTGCCGCTGCTTGTGTACTGCCACATGCCGTGGCGGCGGGCGGGGCGCTTGCCGCGGTAATCGGCCAGCCAGAGGTCATACGGGGCCAGCGGCTGGGCGGCCAGGGCGGTATCCGCGAAATTGGTGTAGGTGTACACCATTGCATACAGCCCCCACGCTTCTAGTTGGGCAGCGGCTTCGGCCACGCGGGCGGACAGCTTTGCGGGGGCCATGGAGCGCAGGCGGGGGTCCTCCACATCGATGGCAAGGGGCAGCTGGAACGTTTTGCCCCGGAGAGCTGTTTTGAGGGCGGCCAGCTCCTCCTCCGTCTGCCGCTGCGTGACGGCACAGGTGTAGTAATAGCCGCCCACGGGCAGGCCCAGCCGGGCACACTCGGCGTAGTTGCGGGCGAAATAGGGGTCGAGGTAGGGCTTGCCGCCCTTGCTGCCCAGCACCCGCAGCATCACGCCGTCGATTTTGCCGCTTGCCTTGACCTTGTCCCAGTTGATGCTGCCCTGCCATTTGCTCACGTCAAGTATTGTTCTTGGCATTGCTCTGCGCCTCCTCTGCAGTATTCAAAGTGCCTCCCACATAAACTCGCCAACTCGTACCGGTGTCATCATTGGGCCAAATCGTGACATGCTTTCCACTGCAGATTGGCCATGCATTGAAATGTCGAATCCCATACATTTCACTGCCGAATGTATGCGCTCCCGGTTTTGCTGTGCAGGGATGATGCGGTAGCTCGTCCATGGTCATGGTATGCACATGGTAATGCTGCGGGTCTTTCTGATACTCAGCTCTCTGTAGGGCAACAGCTTCCTGCACGATCTTGTTAAGCCCTGCCTGGTCATACTCCATTTTGAAAGTTCCGCTCTCGAGCAGCTCGTCCAATGTGCCCTCCAGGGTCGTGTCACCCAGTGTGATGCGCACCTTCAGGTCATCCATTGCTCTGCGCCTCCTTCTCGGTCAGCTGGACGTGGATAGCTTCCAGGTCGTCAGCGGTCAGGGCAGGGTAATCCGCCGCGATTGCCTCAAAGGCTTCGCCGTTGTTCAGCCGGATGCGGAATGCCCGCACCATGATGCGGAGTTTCAGGTTGTTCAGCGTTTTCATAGTTTTAACCTCCAATCAAATCGGCCATCATAAGCACAAGGTCGTCGTTTGCCGCTTCCAGAGCGTCCATGCGGCCCGGCACGGTTTCCAGCTCTGCCTTTTTCTTCGCTTCGGCGGCAGCGGCTTCTTCTGCCTTTTTCTTGGCTTCAGTCTGTGCGGCCAGCTCTTCGGCGGTGTAGCGGATGTACCGCATCACCGGCACTTCCTCATCCCAGGCGGGCTGAGGGTCAACACCGGGCACATCGATGACCTTTACCATGTCCCGGCCAATCTCTTTACCATCCCGGTAGTAGATGGCGAGAGAGCCGTCCGGCAGCTTTGCGGTCTCTCTGTGCCACTGCGGAGCTGTGCCCTCTACGGCATCATGGTGAACGACTTCCACATCTTCCACCAGATAGCCCGCTTCCAGATCCGGCTCTGTTGTAAGCATTGTGCCGGACTCATCAATTGTTTTCATAGTTACTCCTTTCATGCGGCATCATCCACCCGCACCCAGATGTACAGGGCATAGTAAGGGTTCAGGACGCTCATTGCCTGCCCGCTGCCGGTGCTGCCGATGCTCACGGTATGAGTGTGAGCGCCAGCGTCTCCGATGCTCACAGAGTGGCTGTGCCCGCCTGCGCTGTTCGTGCTGAAGCTGTGGGTGTGGGAACCATCAGAACTGGTTGTAAATTTATAATTAGCCCAGGAAGCTCCATAGTTCCTAATACGGTACGATTCGCCATCATCGCCGCCACTCTTATACTCAGCATTCACATTATGGCTATGCGAACCCGCCCAATCGGTCGTACCGCTATGGCTGTGGCTTCCTGCGGAGCCGGTGGATGCACTGTGGCTGTGGCCGCCTGCACTGCCAGTAGACCCGCTATGGTTGTGGCTCGGCATTTCGGCAGTAGTCTGGGTGTGGGTGGCGCTGCCGCCGGTGGTGCCCACAGGGTAGGCACTGGAAGCGCCCATGATAAACTCACCTTCGACGCGCTCCCATGTGCCGCCGATAAAGCTTGCCGGGCTGGTGGGGTCGTTGCTGGCCCAGTACCTGACTCTCTTGTAGTCCTCTTCCCGCTGGGCAGCGAGCATCTCCTTGATCAGCGCCCGGGTCGCCGCAGCATCGGCGGGGGCCCCTGCGATGGAGACGGTCGTGTCGGTGTTTGCCGCCTTTTTAGCTTCCTCCGCCCAGTTCTTGGATGCTTCCTCACTGGCTTTTGCATTGGTGGCAGAGGTAGCCGCTGCCGTCTTGCTCTTCTCTGCCTCCCCGGCCTTGGTGGCGGCGGTGGAAGCGCTCCCCGCAGCGGCGGTGGCCTGCTGGGTGGCAGCGTTTGCCGCAGCGGTGGCCATCTTGGTGGAGGCCGCTACGTCGTTCAGGGCCGCGGTGCGGGCCTGTGCGATGTCCTTCAAGGCGGCGGTGTGTTTCGTCTCCGTGTCCTGCAGGGCCCGCTGGGCGTTGGTCTCGCTGTCCTTGGCGTTCTTCTCGCTGGCGGCGGACTTGGTCTCGCTGCTCTTTGCTGCCTCTGCGCTGTCCTTGGCGGCAGCGGCACTGCTGGTAGCTTTCTCCTCCAGTGCGTTGATGCGCTCCTTGGCAGCGGCCAGCAGCTCGTCGGTGGGGATGCCGGTCACACTGTCCCGCACGATGCCGCAGAGCGCCTCGTCCAGCCGGGTGTCGGTGATCTGGCCCGTGGTGATGCTGGTGGAGCCTGCCGGGCGGGTGATCTCGGCAAGGCAGAGGTCGTAGATCAGCTCGGTGCGGGAGATGGCCGGGGCCGTGGGTGTGCTGGATGCCGTGCCCTGCAGCACCTGCAGGCTGGCGGCTCTGGCACCGGCATCATAGCGCATGACGATTCGATCGATGCGGGGGAGAGACGGGTCAGCCAGCGGCAGGGCCAGGGTGTCGGCCTCCCGCTTGGTGATGGAGTAGCCGGTGAATCGGCTGGGGTGCACCCAGCCACGGCCCGCCCCCACGGTGACCTTCAGCCCGCCTGCGGCTGTCACCGGGAAGTCCTCAGCGGAGCTGAACACGCCCGAGGTGAGGCCTGCAAGGTAGGCCGCCACGTCTGCGGCATCGAAGTCGCAGTCGTTGGCGGGATATAAAACGATTTTGCTCAAAAGATCATCTCCTTAGCTTGCGCCAGACCGGCGTACCCAGCCGCACGGTGCGGGTGGTGCTGTCGCTCTGGCTTTGGGTGATGACATCGGCCACCCGGACGGTGGCCTTGTAGCCCAGCTCCGGGATGGTGCAGTGGGCCACGTCGCCGGGGGAAAGGCCCTCGGCATCGATGGTCAGCTCAATGGAGCCGGTGCGGAGCTGTTCCAGCAGCTTGTTGGTGCCCCGGGCCATGAGCCGCTCGAGGTAGGCTTCGCTCTTGTTGGTCTCGCCCTTTTCCTCGTCCGGCTGCACATCCCGTGCATCCACATAGAGCTCCCGCCGGTCGGCCCCGGTGGCATCCGTCAGGCCCACGGTGACGGTGGCCCGGTTCTCGCCCTCGCCAGCGCCCTGCACCACAGCAACGTTGGCGTAGTCGCTGTCGCCAAAGGCCCACGCGGCCTGCTGCAGGTTGCCCCACTTGGTGGAAAAGCGGTTGTTGGGGTCGGCGGTGGGCCGGTAGACCTCGAACAGCAGCTTCTTATCTGCGTTCTTGCCTGCCAGCCGTACCCGGAAGCCCAGGTCGCAGGCCGCGCCGATGGTCATCAGGTAGTCCATGATGCTGCCGCCGGAGGTCTGGGCGGTGTAGGTGGTGTCGAAGCCCACAGCAGCACCCAGCTCCAGCTTGGGCCACGGCTGCATGGCACTGACCAGCCTGCGCATGGCGGCTTCCGCGTTTTCACTCTTCACGGTACTGGTGCAGGCCCGCTTGGTGAAGATCCACGTTCCCGGGAAACCGGTGACCACTAAGTTGCTGTCGGCGTTCTCGTTGCTCCGGTGGCAGATGCGCATGGGCACGTCGCTGTCGGCGCGGCGCAGCCAGCGGCCCTCCCGGAGAAGGGACAGATTCTCTTCCGTGGGTCTGACTTCCAGCGTGAACTCACCATCGGTGTTGTAGGGTTCGTCCCAGTAAAGGCTCACCCACACCTCCACCCGGCCCAGCCGAGCAAGAGTTAGTTCATCCAGCACATCCAGCGTCATGCGATCACCTCCGGCAGAATGCCCGAAACCATGGGGTAAAAGCGCACCGTCACCTGCAGGCTGGTCTCGCCGCTGTCGGCGGTGGCTTTGAGTAAGTTGTCCCCGGGGGCCAGCTCCAGCAGGTCGCTGTCCTCGTCCAGCAGGGCGAAAATGTTCTCCTCCGTGCCGTCCTCTGTCCGCTTGACGGCCAGCTTGTCGGTGGTGGTGCGGTAGATCTCGATGACCTGCCCGGGGGTCAGGGTGGTCAGGATGCGGATGCTCTGGCCCGTGATGATGTTCAGCACGGTGGGGTTGACCACCGCACCGTCGCTCTTGAGGGTGGCCGTGAAGGGCACAGCCAGCGCCCCGGGGTTATAGGCATTCAGCCAGCCGACAGAGGTACGCACACCGAACCGGTGGGGCTTGGAGTAGTTGACCGGCAGCCTGAAGCTGGGCACAAAGCCGTTGATGCAGAAGCTCTGGGCGGTCAGGTCGTACCAGAAGGGTTTCGGGCAGAAGAGCATGAAGGCCAACACCGGGTAGGGGTGGATGCTCTTTGTGTAGGGGGTCTTGGAAAGCACAAAACGGCAGAAGAATTTATCCACAAGATACATTGTGCCGCTGGTGAAATAGGGCAGCTTTTCCAGCAGTAATTCCGCATCCGCATCGCCGTGGGAGCTGTGGCAGTGGATAACGAGTTCACGGCTCACCCCGGCCACGCTCTGGCACTCCACGCTCACGCCCACCTGGTTCACGCCCTGTGCGGTCTGCACGTCCACGTCTACGCCATTGATGGGGTCGAGGGAGTAGGGCGTGCCGTAAGCCCACCCGATGTCGAGAGTGGCCCCGGCATCCGTGACCAGCTGCAAATGGTCTTTTCTGAATGGCATTGTGGAGCCCTCCTTTCATCGTTTCTGGGCCTTGGCCCGGTCGGCTTCCCAGCGTGCTTCCCGCTGGAGGTCTGCCGCCGTCTGGGCCTTGGAGTAGATATTTTGGATGATGTTGGTGTCACCCTCCCGGTGGTAGTTGTTGGCGGCTGCGGCCACCTGTGCCGTGCCGGATGCGGCCACAGACCGGCTGATGGCCATGTTGTCACTGAGGACAAGGCTGTTGGCCTGCCGCACCATCTCGGCCAGCTTGCTGTTTGCGGCCAGCAGGGCCTCGGTGTTGGCCTCCACAGCGTCGGTCAGGTCTTTGTCCGGGGTGGGGGCCGTCGGCGTGGTGGAGCCGGGTTTTGTGCCTGTGGTGGTCTTGGCGATGTCATCCAAACTGCGCTCCAACTTTGTCTGAACCCCGTCCACATAGGTGGTCACGGTCTTGTAGGAGC